CACCTCTGACGTTCGTGGCACCACCACCACGCAGTCCGGTGGCGATATGACCAACACCTTCGGCAACCCCGTTGTGGCCGAATACATGGGTATGCGTGTTGTGGTGTCCGATGACATCCCAACCACCGGCTCTGGTGCTTCTACTGAGTACGGCGTCTTCATGTTCACGCCCGGCGCTGTCGGCACTGGTGAACAATCTGCGCTTCGTACTGAAACTGATCGTGACATCCTTGCGAAGTCATCGGCCGTCAGTTTCGACCTCCACTACCTGTATCACCCGATCGGGATTAAGTGGGCTGTAACTACAACCAACCCGAACCGCACGCAGCTCGAAACCGCTTCCAACTGGTCGCTGGTTTATGAGACCAAAAACGTGGGAATCGTCCGGGCAACGGTTGTTTCTAACCACGATTGACGGAGGTAACTAACCATGGCTTCAATTTTTGAACTTGAGTCCCCGACTTTTGCGCGGGAAACCTCCGGTATCACCGTCGTTGCTGCTGGCAACGAAGCAACCACCCTCACCGCTGCTCAGTGTGTGGACTCTTTGGTCCGCATGACCCCCAGCGCAGGCCGCAACGTGACCACCGCAACTGCGGCGGCCATCGTGGCTGAAATCGTGGGTTGCAAGGTTGGCTCTTCTTTCCGTCTCATCCTGCGGAACGAAGCATCGGCCACCCATGCAATGACCCTCGTGGGTGGTACGGGTGTGACTCTGCACTCTGACAACACCAACACTGCTGCTGCTGCTGCCACTCGGGAGTTCATCGGCGAAGTGACTGCTGTTGACAGTGGTTCAGAGGCAATCACTCTGTACTCAATGCCTTCGGCAGCTCACTGATGGCTCTATACGCTTTTCGGCGTATGAGGGAAAGACTGGCCGCTTCTCAGGAGGCGGCCTCTCTTCCTTCACAAGAGCAGCCAGAATCCAAGAAAGCCCCGGTAAAGGAGGCCAATGGCAGTAACAATCGACGCAACGGTGGGCGGCGCAAGCGCCAACAGCTACATAACGCTGAGTGACGCCAACGATCTGGTGGATGCCATGGTGTCCAGCACAGACGTTGCCAAGTGGGGCACGGGCACCGATGACACCCGCAACCGTGCGCTAGCTACTGCCGCGCAACGCCTGGACCGTGAGCGGTTCCTAGGAGCAAGAGCAACTAACACGCAGGCCCTGCAGTGGCCCCGTGATGGTGTCCGCAAGCCTGACAGCTACACCCCGGTGTATAGCTTCGGCTTTGCGTTCCGGTCGGTCGTTGATTACTACACGACCACCGAAATCCCAGATCAGGTCAAGCGGGCCCAGGTTGAGCTGGCCGTTTACCTGCACAACAATGTCGATGGTCTCGGCCTAAGCGGTTTGGAAGATTTCCAAAACCTGCAGGTTGGCTCCATCAACATCACACCCAACTTCTTTGGTGCTGTCGGCGCTGATCGGATCCCACCGATTGTTGAGCGTTATCTGACCGGGCTAAGGATTTCTGGCCCAGGTAACATTGCAATTAAGCGGAGCTAATCATGGGCATGAGTTACGACGTTGTTGCTTACGAGCACGTCTCAGATGACCAGGCCCATGCCGGCGATTTCGTCGGCTTGGTTGCCTACAAGGCCACCACAATCAGCGCGATGACCGCTGAGCAGGTCTCAGGCAATGCTCTGAGCAGCATGGCTGTTGCGGCTGGCACTGAGATCTACATCAGGTTCACGTCGATCACCTGCGCCAGTGGCGGCGGTCTGTTCCTCTATAAGGCCTGATCGATGGCCCTTGGTGATCTGATCGCAAAGGCACTGCCTAAGGCCTTCACCAAGGTGGGCACAGAGGTGACGTTTCGCAGCGTTGCTGCAGGCTCTTACAACACCACAACCGGCACGGTTGCAGAGACCAACACCGACACCGAGCACACGGGCACGCTGAGCGACGTGACCTTGCGTGAGGTCAATGAGCTGATTCAGGCGGGTGACAAGATCCTTACGGTCCCGGCATCTGAGTTCGCCTCGCGGCCGGACAATAAGGACAAGATCGTCATCAGCACCGTTGTGCATCAGGTCATCACCATCAGGGTTGAGGAGCTAAACGGTGTAGACCTGCTGTATGAGTTCGTCTTGAGGGCATAGCGATGGCACGTCGTCAGATTCGGTTAGATCAGATTGGCGACCACCTGGCCGGTGAGGTGCAGAAGCTGGTCGAGGCCACAACATTTGAATGGGAAGGCCGCGTCAAAAAAGCAACCCCAGTCGGTGAAACCGCCAGGTTGCAAAACTCCTGGCAACCCAAGATCGGACGGTTTGAGGGCGAGATCATCAACAACATTGAATATGCAGAGCCGGTCATCTACGGAACGGCGCTACCGCCTTCATGGGGTGGCGAGTTCCGTACACGCCAAGGCACCATCAAGGGCTACCCGGACATCATCGGCAAAGAGCTTGAATCCTGGGCTCAGCGCGAGTATCAAAAGATCGTGAGAAAAAGCTGATGGCTGCTGCTGACCTAAACACCATCAGGGCAACGATTGAAGCCAGGCTGGCCACAGAGCTGGCCGGTAGCCCGGTCATCCCGGTGGTGTTTCACAACATGCCTTACACGCCGACGCCCAACAGCAGCTGGGTGCAGTGCCAAACGCAGTTTGGGGCGAATGAGTTTTTGACCCAGGGCGGCACTTCGGACTCAGACAATCGGATTGTCGGCCTCGTAATTTTCAATATCTTTTCAGCCGCAGGCGTTGGCCCTGGTGCGAATTATGTGATTGGTAAACGAGTTCGGGATTTGTATAATCGAATCAACGTGTCGGGGGTCTACTTCGACGCTCCTGAAGGCCCGCAGGCGTTGACTCCAGCACCTGAGGGTTACTTCCAAACCCAGGTCCGTGTGACCTTTGAATTCATCGAGGAACTCTGACCTATGGCTTTTTATCGAGGCGAGGAAGGGAGCGTTAAGTTCGACGACGCAGGCTCCAGTAACTCCGCCATCACCAGCACCCGGTCCTGGTCCCTGACTCTCGATAAAGAGGTGTTGAGCACCACTGTGATGGGTGACACCTACGGCGGCAACGTAGGCGGGATCATCCAGGGCACTGGAAGCGTTGAGGTGATCTACACCGCTTCATCTGCTGATGAAACGGCCGCGTTCATTGATCACATCAACACAGCAACCGACGAAGGCACAGCATCGTTCGAGCTGTTCCTAGACACCAGCGGCGACAAGAAAATTAGCTTTGACGGCGTGGTGAACTCAGCTGAGCTGTCCGCCACAGTGGGCGAAATTGAGATCATCACCGTTAACTTCACAACTAACGGCACCATCACTACCGCTATCTGATCATGGCTTTTTATCGCGGACAACAAGGCACCATCAAGTTCGACAAGGATGCAGCTGGTGGAGCATTGAGCGAGATCGCAGCCGTGCGGTCTTGGTCTTTCTCTGCTGAAAAAGAAGTCCTTGAAGTCACCGACCACGGCGACACCTTCCGGGCTTATGTCGGCGGTCTTGTCAGTGGTACTGGCTCCTGCGAAGTGCTTTACGACGCACCAAGCGCAGGTGACAAACTCGATCTGCTGAACGAGGTTTTGACAACAGAAGACCCAGCAAACGCAAACTTTGAACTTTACCTAGACGAAACTGGCGACAAAAAACTGTCGTTTGCTGCTTTAGTTACCGGCGCTGAATATAGTGCTACCGTTGGTGAGATTGAAGTGATTACGGTCAACTTCACCGCTAACGGTACTATCACCTCCGGTATTTGATGCCTGCCACACAACGAACCGTTGATCTGCTGGTTGAGGCGTTTGACCTTAACCAGCGTCGGAAGTTTGTTCTTAAGAACGGTGCGGGTGATCCCATTGTCGATCTGTATTTCAGGCCGATCACCCGTTCAGATCGCAAGCGTGCCCAGAACCTTGCGAACAGCGAAGAGGCCTTGGACCTTTCCACCCACATGCTTTGCCAGATGGCGGAGCTAGAGGACGGCACAAAAGCCTTTGCGGCGGCTGATGCCCCCAAGCTGCAACGTGAGCTGCCTGAGTCGGTGCTGAATGAGGTGGAGCTGTTCCTGTTTGGCCTTGGCGAAGGCGCTGACCTGCAAGACGCAAAAAACGACTAAAGCAGGACAGGTGGACTTACTTTGAGTTTCACTTGGCCTGCGAACTAGGCATGACCGTCAGCAGGCTCCGCACTGAGTTGACTGATGCGGAGCTTGTTCACTTTGCTGCTTTTTTCCAGTTGAGGAATGAAGAGCAGGAAAAGGCAAACGAACGCGCAAAGCTGAGTCGGCGGTAGCATAGAAAAAGTTCTCAGGCGCAGCCGTGGCAGTCGAGTCGTCTGTACGCCTAAAGGTTGACGGCAGCAGTGCCGTCCGTGAACTTAACCGCGTTAATCAGGCGACCGGGGCGCTTCAAGGCGCAGTGGGCAAGTTGCTTGGAGGTTTTGCTGCTGTAGATCTTGCCAGGCGTTTTTTTAAGGGCTTTGCAGAGGCAGATAAAGCAGCTGCGGCGGTTCAAACGTTAGGAGTCAACGCCGACAAATTAAAGCGCGAACTTTTAGGAGTAAGTAATGAGCTAGAGGGCCTGGTCAGCCAGACGCAACTAACTACAGCCGCATACGACGTGGCATCTGCTGGCTTTACTGATGCAGCAGGAGCCGCAAACATCCTTAAAGCTGCAAGTCTTGGTGCCGTTGGTGGCCTTTCTGACCTTGGCACGGTTGCAGATGCGACGACCTCAGTTCTCAACGCTTACGGCCTCAGCTCTGATAAGGCGGCCAAGCTGGTTGATGGATTCATCCAGACACAAAATGACGGCAAAATTGTTGTGGCGCAGTACGCGCAGCAAATCGGCCGAGTCGCTCCAATCGCGGCCGCAGCAGGCGTCGGCATTGAAGAGCTAAACGCTGCGATTTCAACTGTCACAGCGCAGGGCGTGCCGATTGAATCTACATT